ATGGCAAGAAGGGAAAAAGGTTCAGGATCATGGGATACTGTAACAAAGAATGACATTACATACTATAGGTACCGTAAGAAATATGATGGTATGACAAGCCGGAAAGAATTTGTAGGAAGGACAAAAGCTGATGTAAAACGCAAGATACAAGAATTTGAAGCTAAGAGTATGAGGGTTAACCAAAAAGATTATCGTAAGATGACTCTTGGGGAATGTATAGATAATATTCTGCAGACGTTGGAGCCGACTTTCAAGACAAATAACTATGCTACTCTTCAGTCTACAAATCGCTGCTATATTAAAACTAATCCGATTGCTGATGTTCAGATGGCTGCTATAGACAAGATTGTCATTCAAACATACTATACAAATATGTCGAAGAAATATTCTGAGAGCACTGTTAAAAAGACACGCACTCTTTTCAATATTGTTTTCGACTATCTTGTATCCTGTAATATTATCACAGAGAATCCTGCAAAAGGGATTAAGATGCCGCATAAGTCAAAATATGCAGTACAGAAAAAAGAACATTCTTTCTTATCTTTAGAAGAAGCTGAGAAGTTTTATAAGACGGCTCTTATGAAAGCAGATTCTGCTTTGCCCGGCGTAAGGACAGGTGATTACATCTATGGACGTAATGCCAGGTTCTGTCTGTTAGTTCTTTATACTGGCATGCGTATAGGAGAAGCTTATGCTCTCACATGGAAAGATATAGATTTTAAGAATAATACCATTAACATAGATAAAACAATGGAGCGTATCAAAGTAGATGGCAAATATCAGTGGCTCATAGATACACCAAAGCGTCCTAAGTCAATCAGAGTCATTCCTCTGGCAAATCGTGCAAAGGAACAGCTGCTCTGGCTTAAAACTGTCTCTCCTGGCTTAAAAGCATCCGGAGATGACCATATATTCGTAACTGAAAATAATATTCCACCATCACAGTCAACTCTTACTAGGACGCTTAAAGCGATCCTCAAGAGAGCTGATATTGAATCTGACGGTTTCGGCTTACATGATCTCAGACATTCATTTGGGTCCATGCTGCTGCAGAAAGGATGGGAACAGAACCAGCCTGTAGATATTAAGGTAATATCAGAGATACTTGGACATGAAGATGTTTCCACAACTTATAACATATATATGCATATCATGAATAAACATAAATCAGAAGTCATAAATTTACTTGATTAAAAATAAGGGAGTTATATCATTTCGATATAGCTCCCATTTTTTTACTATAAAAATATTGTTTTACGTATATTATCAGATATCCATTTAAGATACTTTTCTTTAGGAATCCTGTATGTATTTCCTATTTTTATTTTAGGAAAAGAACTTAATTGAATAAGCTGATATGTTTTGTTACGTCCTATTTTTAGATGTTTTTGTATATCTGTTGGAGTTAACATTTCATCCATTCCATACTCCTTTTGATTATATGAGCCATATTTAAAGGACTCCATGAATAGCCTTTATTTGAAATTACATAATCTACTTCATCCTTAATACCATCAAATTGACCCACATCAGATAGATTTCTCCTATAGGCTTCTTCTATGTCGTCACCACGTTCCAGAATTTTAATTAATCTATCCCTTCGAGGAACATCAATATAGAAAGATATAATATGCAAATCTTTGTTCTTCTTTAATTGTCTGAGCCCATGAGGAGTCAAGACAACTACTTTATCATCTGTACAGTCTTCTTTGGCTGTTCCATATTGCCAACCATTGTAAGAAGCATGTTCAGCAAAAAGATCTTTTTCTATCATATCATTAAATTGCTCTTCTGTAATAAAATGATATGTTTCTCCATCTACATCTTCTTTTCTCATAGGTCTAGTAGTATATGTAACTATTTTATTAAAACCTAAAGCAATAAGCTCTCTTTCAATAGAACTTTTACCTGATGCTGATTCTCCTACAAGTACTATCATGCGGCATTCTCCTTTGTATAAGTAATTAACTCCTTAGCATAAGGAAGAGTTAAAATCCAGTCACAAAACTGATGCCATTCAGTTAATTTATGAGACTTCCTCTGAAAATACATAGAACGAAGATTCTCATAATTCAAACTGAGAGTTCTTGTCTGAAGCCATCCATTAGGTAACCAACGTACTAAAGCTTTCCAATAACGCTTGTCTTTAGTCTCAAGATATTTCTGTCTATAATACTCACACTGATCAATAATAGCTGCTGGATCTTCAATCTCTGAATTGAAATCGTCTGTTTCAAAACATTCCAAAGTAATAGGTGTACTAGCAAGTTTGTGCATTGTACTGGAACTATTAGCTACTGTTCCTACTTTGTATGTATCGTACTCTTTCCACCAATAAAGCGGTGCGGTAATAGTAACAGCTACAGAAATCTGTCTTAAAAATTTTCTATGCTCTGGTCCGGCACTGATAAGTCTCTGACATAAATCCATGTCATTTGGACCAATAATATAATCCGTCATTCCGCACTGGTCGTAAGGCCCGTCATCAAATGGGCATTCACCACATTCGGCAAGCACACAAGAAACACTATCACTCTTACTATGAGACATTAACGGCAGTCTCATTCCATAAAGTGCTTCTTCAAAGTTATATACATGTGTTCTTTCAAATTTCATAGTTAAACCCTCCACTTTTTAATAGCTTTATTAAAAATTTCTATATCTATTTCTGGACCCATAATATTTATGTCAATATCTTTTGGTAATCCAAAAGATAAGACTCCCAGAATAGACTTTAAATCAATAACATATCTTCCGAACTGTGCATCAATATCACAATTTTTAAATCTATTGGCGATACTGACAATTTCTGTAGCATCTGTCGAATCATTTAGTCGAATTTTCATCTTTATCCTTTCTTTTTGTTAAATAGTATGATATAGTGTAGATGGTTGTTTTATACACTTCACTTGTACACAACCAACACACATTTTTTTTAGAGGCACTCTATTCAGCGCCTCTATTTTTTATTTATCTGTACTTCCAAATCCACCATTACGAGTACCCTCAGTTTTATCATCTTCTGTAATTCCATAAGGTAAGAAAATCCCCTGACAGAAGCCATCACCTTTAGCTACTTTCATAGTTTTAACCCCTTCATTGGTAATTTTAACCATAATATGCCCTTCGTTATCTGAATAGAAATAATCACTGTCAATGATGCCAACTGTGTTCTCAAGTCTTATTCTATATTTAAAACCTAAACCACTTCTTGGAAACAACATTAGTACCCAATCATTGTTCATTCCGCAACGAATACCAGTTGGAATCTTAATTGTTTCTCCCGGCTCTAACACAAATGACAACGGTGAATAGAAGTCATAGCCAGCACTACCTTTAGTTGCTCTCTGAGGAAGTTCAATAGGGTAATATGCATCTTTAATTGTTTTATCAGTAATCATTGACGGCTTACTGAATGAATCTTTCCATGCTGTTTCAAACTGTTCATAAGATACTTTTTCAAATTTTGCAACTCTTTTTGCCATATTAATAATCTCCTTTGTGTATGTAATATTGTGATTCTTTTATTGATAAGTTCATGCTAAAAATGTAATTCTTCATCACTTAGTCTGATTTGAATATAAACATTTTTATTGTCTTTAGGAATAAATCCATATACATGAACTTTTTCATTTGGATCATCAAAACATAAAATATTAGTATTTTCATCTTCTGGTTTTAACAAGTCCATAGCAAATTTTCTTATTGCTCTTTTCTGTAAAATTCTTGATTTACTACGTAGATTATTAGCACACCATATCCATCCATAACCAATACCTTCAACATCTATCCAGCAACATATATCTGGACGACTCTCATCATCATACCAATACTCACATACTTCTATATTTTTATATCTTTTTATTGGTATTCTAATATCTTTCTTTTTAAGAATATAATATATATCATCAGATAAATTGAAGTCTTTTATTACTCCTTGCAATGTCATAAACTAATCTGACCTTTCATTTTATATTTTCTTTTAAATACTTAATATATTTGTCCCATTCACCTAATGAATGGATATATTCTTTAGTTTTTAAACATTTTTTCTTCATATCTTTTTTCAAATCAATTGTCCTATACTGCTTACTTTTTTGAAGTTTATTGGTCAAAAAAGCATCGGTCACCCTAGAGACTAACAAGTAATCCTTGTTGTCCATAGAATCCAAAATAGCATTGTATTCTGCTAAATCTTCCTCAGGAATAGGGTAATCACATTTGGGTAAGTTCTTAGTCGAGAAAGGACTAATATCTGATCCTGCAGTTGCAGGTTTAAGAAAAGATGCTATGTATTCTAACTTACGAGCATGGAACTTAAATTCTATTTCTTTATCATTTTCCATGATACTTCGTACAGTTCCTTCATCTTCAAGTGCTTTGTATAATTCTTCATAAGTCTTATATTCCGGCAACCCAATATCATTAGCTATAGCTTTTAAAATATTGTGTCCTCTTCCTATAGATGGGATATAAGCTACAAGAGTAGAAAAACCATAATGATATATCTGAGCACCACCATAGCATTTGATATAAATATCATCAAAACTTGGGTCTATTCCTCCAGAGTCATCTCTGGGATAATCATTGGTACTTTGATCTATTGCAGCTTTTAGTCTGTAAGTACCTTTATATTTCATTAGATATTTTGCCATTTAAAAACCTCTTTAGAATCAGTTCCTTTCTTAAATCCAAAGAACGGAATATCTTCTTTAAAAGTATAATCATCATTAATATAGTAACAAGGATGTTCTTTTGTTTTAACACAGAAACATTCTTCTTGTGTCAACTCACAATAGTTGAGCATATGGTTCTCTCTGTAATAATCACAATTGAAACAATTCATTAAATCACTGTCCTATCATTTCCTTAGTAATTTCTTTATATATTGGATTGCAATCTTTATATTTACTTGATTGCAAAATTTCTAAGACCAATGTTTCTTTGTCTGTATTAAATCCAAGCGTAAATTTAGGAAATAATATACCTCCTGATACTCTAAATGGAGGACTAATTTTTACTGAATTAATCTTTTTTAGTCTTTTGATACAGTCGTGATATGAATATACTGGATTCACTTGATAATACTTTCTATTTCTCCAATCCATTAAATCCTTGCCTCCATATTTATAAAATCTATAATCTCACCATTGTCTTTCTTCTCTTCCATATCCTTTATAGCATCTTCAATTGAATCAAATTTACAAGTGCAAATGTGTCCTTTTGTAAGATTTACGAAAGAATATGTATGGTCTGATTTATTCATCATAATAGACACAACTACATTATCTTTTTCTCTTATAACTAAATATATATTATCCTTCATCTTTTAAACTCCTCTGCTAAGATTTCAAATTCCACATCCACATTATCACGTAACTTTAACTCATTAATAATGGTAATAAAAACGCCCATAAGCACCATGGAGATTCTGTAATTTTCATACCTATTATTACTGCTACAGCAGTTGAAATCCATGCTATTGCTTTTGCAAATTCCATATTTAATATTCCTCATAGTCAGTCTCATCACTGATATTTAATTTATGTTTCTCAGCTTCATGTACTTTATTCAATGCGACTTTTCTACTATCAAATACTACTTCTCCTACAGTATTAAATCCTAAGAGATACTCATGTTTATCTCTTTTATCCATACCTACAAAGTAGGTGTCTGTGACTGTACGAACAGTCAAATCACAGACATCATAGATACCTACTGTAGGGAAAATTCTTGTATAATAGAGCTTGTCACCTTTCTCTATTACTTTCATTAATCACATTTACTCCATCCACAATTCTTGCAAGTGTTACAGCCACCTTCAAAGACTAATTCTCCACCACACTGAGGACATTTCGCCTTAGAAACTGGTACAATTTTAGGTGTAATAACTTCTAATTCTTTTTCTTCAATATCTGAAAAACCTACTTCATCCATCATCTCTTCATACATTTCAAGAAGAGCATTTCCAATAGCTACAGGGCAACTGCTGCCTTTAGATGTATCGTGTTTAGTAGCTGTTCTAACCGCATATGATGGACAGGTACCAGAAGATTTTAACTGATCTACTATGGAATAAACATCAATTCCGCCTCTAGCTGCCAAAGAAATCATTCTCGAAAGTCCAATCATAAAATTATTACACCCACCGGAAGACCCTTTACTGAAATAAGTTTCAAGCAACTGGCCATTGTCTGGATCAAAGAAAGCTTCACAATGGAGTGTTCCACAACCTGTCCTAAGAGTTCTCTTTTTGCCAATGCAGTTATCATCTGCTTTGATGATCATTCCTCTTTCTAATCTGTGAGGTTTTTCTACAATATCTTCTACATTCTCTTTAATAGTAAGAATACCTGCACGTTTACATCCATCTCTAAAGATAGTTACACCTTTTAATCCTGCATCCCATGCAGTCATGTATAACCCTTCCACCTGTTCAACTGTAAAATCATTTGGAACATTAACAGTAGAACTGATAGATGCATCAATGTGTGACTGCCAAATACTTTGCATATAGATTCTGTTCTTATAATCCAGTGTCTGAGCTGTTACAAAGTAATCTGGTAATTCAGAATCATCTTTTAATCCATGTTTATCCATATATTCTTTTACAATTGGAGTGTAGACTTTATAATATTCATCATGACCTTTAAGAGACTCTGTTTTTCTTGTATAATAATTTGCGAAGATAGGCTCAATACCGCCGGATACGCCGAGCATAGTTGAAAGCGATCCTGTTGGTGCAATTGTAAGCAACTGAGAATTTCTAAGTCCAAATGATTCTACTAATTCTTTTGTTTCTCCTAACGCATTTTTACTATAAAACGCTGATTGTTCTACCGCTTCTGGTTTATATTTAGGATATACACCATATTCTTTTGCTAACACAGCAGATGTTTTAATTGCCATATCTGCCATAGTATGTCCAATCATGTCGCATAAATCAATGGCTTCTGGACTACCATATTTAATTCCCAGTTTAATAAGCAAATCGGCAAGACCAAAGATTCCAAGTCCAATCTGTCTCCAATCATATACAGATTCTCTTTGTTCTTTTAATGGATGGAGTGGAAGTCCTTCATCTAATACTTCATTTAATGCAATAACAGACGATTTGACACAATGCTTAAAACTCTCAAAATCAAATCCTGTATCACATGCAAATTCAGCTAGGTTAATGCTACCAAGAAGGCATGAACCTCCCGCTGGCAAAGGTTCTTCTGCGCATGGATTTGTTCCTGCATATTCAAACTCATCATCACAACTAAGTAAATTCCAGTTATTGATTCTGTCCCAGAAAAGCATTCCAGGTTCAGCATAATCCCAGTTCATTTCACACATTTTATGAAACATTTCATATGCATCAATTTCTTTAGTGATGGTTTCTCCTGTTTCTAACCTAGTAAATGATAAAGTAAATGGAGTTTTATTCTTTACCGCAGCCATAAACTTGTCTGTAATTCTAATAGAAATATTAGCTTTTGTGACTCTATCAAGGTCTGATTTAATACCAATAAACTCTTCTAAGTCTGGATGCTCACATGAAAGACTAAGCATTAAAGCTCCTCTACGTCCCGCTTGCCCGATTAATCCAGTAACCATAGAATATAAGTCCATAAATGATACAGAACCAGTTGTTTCTTTAGCGGCATTATTGACCTTTGCACCTCTTGGAGATAATTTACTAATATCAACTCCACATCCACCACCATAGCTATATGTACGAGCAAGTTTTTTAGCGCAGTCAAAGATACTTTCAATATTGTCTTCCGGTGGTTCAATTACATAGCAATTACTGAGACTAATTTTACGTCCTTTATTCTCAAGACCTCTATTAGCAAGAATGCGACCTCCAAATAAGAACTTTTTCTCTTTAATTAAATTAGCAATTTCTGAATTTCCACCAGATACACGATTAATCCACTCATCAAAAGTTTCATTTTCATATCTGTATTTTCTTTCCCAAATATCTTGTCCTAATTGATTCTCTGTTCCTAACCATTCCTGTACTGTCATACACATTCTCCTTAATCGTAATAATTAATAATATAATCAACAGCTTCTTCAAGAGTATCAAACACTACATCACAATCTTCAGGAAGCCATTCATATACATTCTGTTTCCCAAATCCAATAACAGGTATCCCTTTATCAACTGCATATTGTAATTCCTGTCCAGTTCCCACAGAATTTTCAGTATTATTAAGGTTTACTAAAATCAAATCACTATTGGCGATGAGATACTTTATATAGAAATTTTTTGTCTGCTTGGCTGTAATAGATTTAGAGCCATCTCTAGGAAAATACTCTGTTGGATCATATAAGTGATATGCAATAAGATCTAAATACTTTTGTGCTAAAATAAATCTCTCAAAAGCTTCATTCCTCCAAGATGTCCCTTCATCAACTAATCCTTTGCAAGCACCAGCTAAATAAATATTTAATCTTTTCATTTTATTCCTCCATCATATATTTAATAAACAAAGCTGCATCATCGGGGTTCTCACAATGCAATTCAAGAGTATCTAATAAAGTGTCCCCTGACTGTACCAAAGCAGTTAAAACAAATCTGCATAACTGACTGTTAAGGACAATATTGTCACCTTCCGGTGAGACAATATCTACTCTTCCTTTACATTTATCTACTACTTTAAAAAATGATTCAAAATCTTTAATTCTATTAATTTTCACTCTTGTCCTCCTTATCTTTTATAAACAACTGAAAATCATTAGCTTCACAACAAGCTGCTTTATATAGAGTAGCCATAGAAAATACTTCTCCTGGCTGGAATCTATCTACTTCTTTATATCTATAGCAGGATTCTTTTTTAGGACAATCCACTAATTCTCCTGCACAGAAAGTAATATCGTGACTAAACGCCATAATACCCGCCTCCCATCGGTTCATTAATAAATTCATCTATTGATCTATAGTCTTTAAGCATAGCAATTGCTCTACATAAGATGCCTTCTATTTCACAATATTGAGCACTATCAGCAATATCTGATAATCTATCAATCACCTGTGTAATTGTCATATTCTTATATGATGGCTCTTTGTATTCATCCATATTTATACCTCCTAAAAATCAAATTTCTTGTTACATAATTCATCTAAATCATCCATAAGATAAGTTTGTCTATGGATAATCTGTTCTTTAGTAATTGCGTATTGCAGAGCCTTAGTCTGAGCACATAGTATAAATTTTTTACTGGCTCTAGTAATCATGGTGTATAAGAGTTCTTTATTAAGCATAATAAACATTGAAAAGTCTATTCCTCCAATAACTGTATCAAACTGACTTCCTTGAGCTGAATGACAAGTTATTGCATATCCAAGCTCTATATAAGGAGCATGTGATTTAGGTACTTCTACATAGCCAATTCCTTGAAAATCTATCAGGATATAGTCATTTTTTATATTTTTTATGATGCCTAAATTCCCGTTGAAAATATCTACAACTGAACCATCAGAATTAATTATCTGGTACTTATTCTGTTTGTTTATAACTTTATCTCCTACTTTTAATACCCATTGAACTACTCCACTTTTCATAATTTTGTATTGCTTTTTTGATTTGGGGTTGTATATCTGTTGAGCTATATGATTTAAAGAAGCTACTGAAGACACTCCTTGTTTACAAGGAACAATGATTTGCACATCCAGAATAGATTTAGCATGTTTGATTTCTTCTTTAAAATACTGCACTATATTATGATATGTATTAGATTTATCAGTATAGCAATTAAGAATCATGTCCTGAAGTTCACCTCTTGTTTCTTCTCCAGTCCACCCATCAGAAGTTAATTGTTTTCCTTGTCTCACTCGAATACTTTCAGTAATAATCGCTGATTTCTGAGCTTGTCTATGAATTTTATCAAGGAAAATTGAAGATATATATTTAGATTCAAGCATATCAGCAGCTACTGCACAGGAACCTATAGATTCTAGTTGCCCCACATCTCCAATAAAGATTACTTTTGTTCCAGTAGCACACGCTTTCAGTAATTGCTTAAAAAGATAACCATCAATCATAGACATTTCGTCCACTACAATAATGTCATAATCTAAAGGATCATACTCATAGTCAAATGGTGTTCTTGGATCTCCATATTTAAGTTTAAGCAACTTATGAATTGTTTGACTTTCTTTACCGGAAGCTTCACTAATTCTCGCCGCAGCTCTTCCGGCTAAAGCTACTGTTACACTTTTATAATCTTGCAGGATAGTAAGAATACCATCAATAATACTCGTCTTACCTGTTCCGCCGTAACCGGAGATACAGCATAACTGATTATCGAGAACCATTTTAATACCCTCAAGCTGTTGCTCTGTATAATCCCATCCTTGAGCTTTTTCTTTCTTTTTAATTATCTCTAGCCAGTTACTATACTTAAATTTATTAGGGGCATTTTTTAATCTTACTAAATGTTCAGCTATCGAATATTCTAAGTCATAATACCATTTCAATCCTATCTTAGTTTTTTCTTTATTCCATACAATCATTTGGGAATCTTGTAAATCATGTATCGCTTCAGCGATATTCAAATCAGGTACTTCTTCTCCTATTTTATCTATTAACTCTTGCATGATTTCTTCTGAATAACTAAATGATTTTCCATTCTCTCCTTGATTCCTTAGAAACATTTTAATACAAGTTTCAATCCGATCTATGCCATAAGGATCAGCTCCATTCTGCAGTGCTATATCATCGGCTGTTTTCCAACCTATCCCTCTTATGATTGTCAAATCATATGGATGATTTTTTACTACATCAACGGTTTTATCTACATCTTCATGATAGTATTTAATAATCTTTTCTATCAATTTATCAGTAATAGAATATCTGGCTAAATCAATATAAGCTTTGTGTTTGTCATAAGTATCACTAAATTTCTCAATCCACTTAGTAGCTACGTTAGGGCCACATCCTTTAATTTTTGTAAGTTCTTTTACGTTCCCTTCTTTTAAAGCTAAGTAAGGATTATCTAAAGTCTCATACATTCTTTGTACATGTTTGGGGAATAGTTTGCAGAGAATATATTTTTGACCTCTAATATCAGTTTCAGCTAAATCATTATTCATAGAGCTTTCAAGAATACTAATTTGCTCTCCCCAAGTGGGGCTATAATCCATTTCACCTTTTATGTCGTAAACTTTTCCTATAATAGGCGTATGAATATTTCCTTTAATACAATATCTCATGCCTTTTGTAAGATTTCCTACAGTTATTTCTCTCACTGTTGCATAAAATATGCCCCAGTGAGTAGAATCATTATAGTATTTTTGCTCTTCTAAAAGACCTTTGAACTGTACCTGTTCAACTACAGTTTCTATTATCTTTCACCAACTTTCTTTCTATCTGTTTGAGCCAATATTGTTCCATCATTGTAAATTTCCTCAATTCTATTAGTTGTATGAGTATAAACAGTGTCTGGATATTTCATAATAACAAATTGATCTTCACGCCTATAACCACAAACAATGATTTTAGAACCTCTTTTAAACCAAGACTCTTCCAGAACTTTTTTCTTGCCTGCAGGTGTCTGCTCAGAAATTCTTTTATTATAATAACTATACTGACCTTTGTTATATTTACAGGTTACGACACCATGGTTAGTCAGCAACGACACCAAATGTTTATTATTATCAGAGTCTAAAACAGTTCCAGCTAATCGAAATATTTTATATTTAGGAAAATGTTTAATTTCTCCTCTAACTCTTCTTGTGGTATAATCATATACTTCAGGAATCTCTGGGAGTGAATTATAATCAACCACTCCATACTTTGGCTCATTCAAATTCCACAACTCATGCCGATCCGGGTAATAGCTTAATGATTCCATATCCCATTGTTCTAATGATCCAGATGCATAAGATTCCATTGTTGAGTCAAGTTTTTTCTGATTATATAATTGAAGTGTCTCAGGTAAAGCCATATAATCTTTCAATGGTTGGATAAGAGCATCCCATTCTTTATTAAAGAGCTTCTCTGAAATAATTACTCCATCTTCTTTTGTACCTACAATGCATGTATTAAAATGCTTCATTAAAAACTCTGTACCTCTTTCATCAAGAGCAAAATATCTATCATGGTATCCTTTTTTAGGTATCTTTTTTTCTTCGTCTATTATGTTTTTCAAGAAGAAACTCTCATGTAGAGCATACGCTTTGAAATTCTTGATTCTAATCATTGTTTCCATCTCTTTTGGGAAGATGTCATATTCTAATGCTGAGTTAAACTGCTGCATAGTCAGCTTATCTGTAGGTGTAAATACATTACGAGAAAGAAACTTTTTCATTGTTTCCATGCGATCTGGGGAATCAAGTTCATTGAAACAACCAGCTTTAATTAGAATAATCATTTTAGCAGTACCAATAATCTTAGTGTCTACCATACGTTTACAAAAATCTTCAAATGAACTATAGGGCTGATGCTCTACAATGGCGCGAGCTATATCATCACCTATTCCACAAAGTCCTTTAAAAGAGAAAATAATACGATTGTTCTTTTCATCTGGTACAAAGGAAAACTTTGCTTCATTGATAAGAGGTCTGTCTACTATGATTGAACGCTGCTTAAAATTGGCTATTGCTTTCGCAATTTTCCCATATTGAGTGGACTTATTATCATCAAGCTCTTCGTTGGCTCCGGCATTGATAATTAAACATGCTGTATTCCAATAGATAATTGGATAGTGATATCCTAAATTCAACTCTTGCAAACCAATACAGGAATAAGGGAAAGTGTGGTTTTTAGAAAATGAATCGGTGTACCGCTACTTTCGTAGTATTTGTTCGGACTAGACTATCTCTTGAGTGACTGTATTAAATAAATCTTTGTCCACATATTCCCATTTAAACCCGCCAGCTGAGTCTCTATTCCCTCTACATACTTCTCCTATATTTTGTTGAGGAATGTTTGTAATCTCACCAGCAATTTTTATACTTCGAAAAATACTCAAAATATTATTTTCATCATCAAGCAATGCTACAGGTCTTAGTGCTTTTTCAACTGACTTTTTCTGATTTAATGCTGTTGATATTTTCCGTTTTTTACTATCTTTATTAATCAAACCTGTACGAGAGGCATGAAGCATATTTTCTTTTCTGTCAACCCATTCCAAATTTCCGTCTTCATAATTATTTTCTTTGGTCCCTGCAAAATTGAAATCTTTCCTATGTCCATCTTTATGATTTACTTCCGGTAAATTTCGAGGATTCGGCAAAAAAGCTTTTGCTACAACCCTATGAGTCAAATCTCTTTCTGTTCCAAAACTTACTCTCGTATATCCGTTATTTGCTTTATGAGGATGAAATATTTTTTCAGTATAATGCTTGGTTCTTCCTAAACTATCTGTAATATCTCGTTCTAATCTTTTAATGTCTCCATAATTGGATACTTGATATTTTCCTTCCCATCCTTCAATATCCTTCCATTCTTCCATCGTAACCTCCAGAGCACAGTCACCCTATCCTTGCGCTTCCCAATGTGCTAATCTCATCAGTACTAATAGTCGTTACACCCGATTTAACTTGGCACGGTATTGGCATTATCAGCGTCCACCGTTAGCCCGTAAAAAGTACGGACACCGTTTTTGCATACGTTCACAAGGTTTTACTTGAGCCGTATTCAACCCAAGCTGCTTTCCTATAACTTCTTTCCAGATATAGTTCAGCAGATTCTCTGAAGTTCCAATCTCTTTGCCATGTTCAAAGAACATCTTTTTCATAGCTTCCTGCAGTTTTTCATCTTTTTTAGCAATACCTTTTCTTAACTTATTACTCTGTGTAACATTGAATCCTGAAATATGATCATCCATAGAAATTTCCATTACAATTTCCTGTGTATCTCCTACTCCATATACAGGTAATAGATATTTCTCTAAGATTTTTATTTCACTTTCTGTCAAACGGTACTCATCTCTCATGCATTTGTACCATTCATTAATATCATTCTTATACCTAATATAAGTGTCAATGGGCTGTTCAGCGCCTTCTCCTGATACCATAAGTCTCATAATTGAGTTCGCAGTTGCAAGCTCTACTAAGGAATGGGGTTTGATTCGTTTAGCTGCCTGGAGCCCAACTGCAGTATCAAACTGAAAGAGATCTGTCACATCATTCTTTGCAACCATATCCCACATTTCTTTAGTATCATAATCAAGTACATCTGGATGTAAATATTTATTATATGTAGCTCTCAGTGATCCTTGCCATTTCATATATCCCGCATCAATTAGCAAATTCATACAAGTTCTAATCTTATCTAATGCCTGAATGGTTAAGAAATCCATTTTAAGACCAGAACAATAATCAGAATCTTTCATATTAAATTGAGTGATATAAATACCGTTTGGAGCTTTCATCCTAGCATTGTGAGCCAAAAAATCTTCATTAAACAAATATACTGCTGAAGCATGTATACTTCTTCCACATATAAGCCCTTCAATAGTCATAGCCGTTTCTAAAAGTTTGTCGTATTTTTTGACTTCATTTGCAAATTCAGTTTGTCTCTGACGTTCTTTCTCTTCGTTCCCATAAAGACAATCATGCAAACTCCAAGTTTGACCTCTGGTAACAGGGATAAGATTAGATAAATACTGAGTGATATCTGAATCTAATCCTAATCCTCTACCAGCAGTAATAATAGCTGATTTACTACCCTCTGTTTTAAAAGTACTACAATTAAGTACTTTTCTTTCACCTCTGCGACGTTTCACAGCTTCAATGATTTTTAGTCTTCTATCTTGCTGTGTGTCGATATCTACGTCACTGAGTTCAACTTTTTCATGGGAAATATGTCTCCAATGAGGCAGTCCCCACTGTAAAGGATTCATCTGAGTAATGCCAATGAGATACATTGTAAACATTCCTGTTACTGAACCTCTGGCTACACCCACTAAAGAATCTCCTTCTTCCCACATAATATTAACCAACTCAAGTGTTGATATATAATAGGAAGAAATACTTGTACCAAGCTTTTCAGTAACAAGCCACATTTCTTTTAATTCAACTTCAATTCTATCTAAAGTCTCAAAAAATTTTACTTTACCGAAAGTAGTATAAGGAATCTTTTCATAATATCCATCTTCTATCAGTTTTAATAAATATCTATCATAAACATTATCACTATGAGCGAATTTAGATATGTATTCATAGCGATCATAATAATTGCCAAAGAAATCACTTAACTCAAAATCAGGGATGTCAGCTCCAGGAACAATAGTTGGACAATACAAATCATACTCTTCAACCTTCTCACCAATCTCCAGAGAACACTTCAATGCATCTTCCACTTCTTCATACCCAAGATAATCCATCCTCTGATGAATTTGCTCATTGGTCATCATCCAAGTTGATTCATAGAAATCACCTAACTCTCTTTCTTCATCATCGCGACTATTAAGATAAGCAGCATGAATTTCTCTATCCTCTTGTTTCAAATAGTGGACATCACAGGCAATAGTAGCTTTTATTCCTAATTGATGCTTTAATTTTACAATCTCTCGATTCAACTTTATCTGTTCTTCTGACAGTCCCGGTTGCATTTCCAAGTAAAAATCTTTACCAAATAACTGCTGGTTCCAGAGAAGAAAATCCATATAATTTTCTCCTGCTAATAGAGACTTGCCTAATTCTCCTCCTAAACATGCTGTCGTTGAAATCAGATGTCCAGGATTAGATTTAACTACATGTTCCAGATCACTTTTCAATGTAGGAACACGTTCCATCCTTCCTGTATAAAAACTGTTGTCCCATGCTAATGAACTAAGTTCTCTTAACTGCTTATGCCCTATTTCATCTTTAGCCAGAAG